GTTGACCATGCGTCCCAAGGACTGATGCTCCATCTCAGCAGTCCCGTTCCTGCTTGAACCCCTACCAGGTATTCGTTTCCCTTCCGGATAACCAGTCCTGTGTAGAGTCTGATATCATCTTTGCTCATATATGCCTCCGTTTAGCCTTTAAACAACCTTTTTACGGCTCTCAGAGCAGGAGATGATATAATCCGCAGTGTCATTGATCAAAGCCAGTACAAAGCGGTTTCTGTTCGATTTCTCCCATATAGATGATCCCTGGTTCCAATACTTCGTCCAGTCCTCTGCGCTGCTAACGTTCATATTGAAATTGATATCGAACAGTTTGTAGAGATCAGTCCAAATCTCTCTTACGTCATCCGGTACATTTGTCATATCACACCTCCGGTTTAGTCCTGCCTTATCCAGTGTTCGCAAACCATGTCTGTGTCTTTCGACCTGTTGAAGCGGAGACAGTCTACAAGTCCATCTACATCTGTTTCCTGTGCGAAAAAGCAATTCTCGCAGCAAGGAGTGCCATCTGTATAGTTTATGTGGTATTCACCACAGGTACGGCATTCTTCCGGTTCTAGGAATCCCAGGTCATCCCGTACTTTCCCATACTTGCACGTATGGCACAGAATTTTGCTTTCATCACTCATCTTCACCGACCTTCCTTCTTTTCTGCAAGACTGCAAAAATCATCGTTAGAATGTCCTACCATTTGTTGATACTTCCCACATTTGGGAGGAATGAAATCGTCTTGGTCTGTTATGTATCCAGGTATCCAGTTTTTGCAATCTTTGCACCGGACAACTTCCTGCTCTTTCAGCAGAGTAATTGCATGCTGTGCAACATCGCATAAAGGTTTCGGATAGTTCAAATACCGCTTCAGCCCTTCAATAGTCTTCTCCCTTTCAATCTCAGCCATCTTTTTCCTCCCACCATGTCCATTCAATATAGTTGTTTACTTCTTGCTCAACCATTTCGTCGATTTCTTCTTCTGTTGCATCGTCTTCAACTTCAAATTCGTCTTCATGAATGCAATCAGCGAATCCAGTATCACATTGCCATTTAATCTTTCTCATCTTCGCATTCCTCATGTTATCTGAAGTAGTCATTCGCTGTCATCGTTTCTTTCTTCCGTCTTGAACCAGGTGTTACTCCACGCTTGGATATCATTTCCATCTGTCAGTACTGACTCAGAAAATATTCCTTCTGCTTTTGAAACACCATTTCCAATTCTGCGGTAGTACACCATATCAATCAGATATGTGTTCTCCGGGAACTCAAAAGTGATCTTTTTTACTTTCATGTTAATCCTCCATCATTCATTTTAAATCAATAATCCTTGACGGCATTTCCGCTCATCGCTTATTATTGTTTCCTGCTTCAACCATCTTGTTATAGATCGAAGCAGCAATGTCCACTAACAGTCCCAGGCTGATGCTGATGTCCTTCAGCAAGATATTATTCTCAAAATCCTTGCTGACCATACTGTTGCACTTCTTTTGCAGATTGTGCAACTGTTCGATGGACAGATTAACCTCGTCAGTTCTGTTCTCCGGTTTTTTCTCTCCGGTCTTCTCGTTGTACTTCAAGTTCTCACCTCTTTACGAATTTTCTCCAGTCATAATCCTCAAATCGTGGACACTTTTTGAAGACAATCTTGTTGTTGCACCACCTCTGTAATGCTCTCAGTTCCTTCGGAGCGGAAGGTTTGTTGTACACCATTACATACGGGTCATAACCTAGATCACGAAGCGTATATATCCTGTACAGGTTTTCTTCCATCGTACTGTTGAAACCAGTAAGACAGTACACCATTCCGATGTTGCTCTTACGTCTGAAACCATTTGCAAATGCTCTGAACTTTTGCTCAAGGTCATCCTTCGGATTGTCCCAGGCAAAGTGCAGTGTACGTAATCTCATATGGTTGATATCGTCTATGTCTGCTTCATTCAGACATCTGATGTCCAACCCTTGAGTAAAGTCTAGCATCGCCCCCGTTCCCCTGTATTGTGTCATCAGATCCCGTTTGTCTTTGCAAGCAGTGATGTTTGGGTCAAGTATTCTGATCTCTTTTTGTCCGTTCCAAAAGTCTTTCACATCAGCTACCTTGACAGAACATCTACCTTCCTTCGCTGCTACATGGCAGAATGAGCATCCTCTTGGACATCCTCTGCTAGTCATGCTTACCGCAAAGTCAAACTGCGGATATATGGAATAGTCCGGGAACATACGTTCGATCTCTTCCGGTAAGGTTTTGTGGTTTTCACTGTCAAACACTTCCTTCCCGTCAACAAGATGGATATGGTATCCAGTGCCACCCTTAATAACCTTGTCTGCGTTCATTGGTTCCGGAACGTCCGGAGAATAAGCGTCAGAGAATATCTTACTCATGTAGACAATGTCATAATGAATAAGATCAGTCCACCACCATTCAACTTCATCACCTTGCGATTTGTGGTAAGCAGATATCCTCATTAATGCCAGGTTTGGGAAGTTATGACCATCGACATCAATCAGTCCGATTCTCATTCTTTGCAGCCTCGATTCTTCTCCCAAACCATCCAAGAAACAGTAACATTCCTACTGCTCCGGAAATGAATCCTACTAAGTAATACCAAATCATTACTGTTCTCCCAATTTCTTCAAATCAGCCTTTGTCTTGACAATCTCAATCGGTATGATCCTTTGCGGATTGTCTGTGTCATAGTGCGTTTCGTCTCCCTTTGGATACTTATCAATTACCTTGTACTTCAGTTCCTTCATCATCTGCTTTTTTGTTCTCTTGTCACCAACGAGATAAATGTACCGATGCTTACGTGACCTTGTCTGATGCAAACAGTGATTATCTCGTCCACCTCTGTCATATGACCTAGGATGATGACCGTCTTCCATGTAGAAATCAACTCGTTTTGCAGATAATCCTGTATAAAGGAAATTACAAGCTTGATAAACGTATCCAACATGGCTCCAAGCAGTATCCGCATAACTAACAACAAAGGTTTTATTGTCTAGCATTTTCAGTGAGTGAGATACCAAATAGCTTGCGTAGTTGTACCCCCCCCCATTATATTTTGGCTTAATTACAAGCCTGTTCAATTCCTTGACATTGTAGAAGTTTTCTTTCCCTGCTAGTCCTTCACACAGACACGGACTAGCAGGGATCCCATAGGTCACGATACCAATCATCTCGCCATTCACGAACAGTCCAAATGCATCCGTAATGTTTGGAGCCTTACGTGAATAGTGTATGTTCTCAATGAATGGGATTGCGTCCTCAGACTTAATTCTACGGACGTATTTCTCTTCTTCACTGAGCATCTCAAACATTGATATCTGTTGCTTAATCATTTCTTCCTCTCTTCCCACATCTCAATGTTCGCCACAAGCGGACACCTGGAGCAGTAGTCTTGCAGTTCATTCCACACGTCATCCGGATCCTTGTGGTTCTCATTGCACTGCTTACAGTACAGGCAAGCTTGTTCACACCAGTAGTTCTCGTCCTCTGCCATCTTCCGGACTTTGTCCCATCTACGGCAGTCCTCAAACCACCAACACAGGAACCCGACAATCATGGCGATGAGCAGTAAGAAAACCAACACCAATGGATCAACCACGGGGAGACACCCCCGTTTCGATGAAGACTGCCCCATCCGTCACCCATGCGCTGAGAATGAACGTTCCATACGGGATCAGTCTTCTGCTGACTAGGGACTCCATGATCTTCGCTTTCATGTCCCTGTAGTCCATCGAATTCAATTCAGACAGTTCCTTTTCTGTATATCCTGTGATCTTCCGGACGGACAGGCTCCCACGCTTAATCTGCTCGATCTTCAGACTCATCGCTCTCATCCTCCGATACTTCTACTTCTTGCACGGCAACGCCATTTTTCTGCGCTTTTTTGTACATCTCACGCATCCATTCGGTGATTTCGTGGTCTTCCTCGACTGCTTTCCGCATTGCTTTTTCCCGGTCGGAAGAAGTGCCATCATTGGCTCCCAGGATCGTCAGAACACTCTGATAACGTCTCTCTGCCAGTTTCGGAGTGCCACAGTCCTCAATAATGGTTTCGATTCCTTCCGGATGATCCGTCTTGCAGATGAATGCCACAATGGCACTGTCTTCGATCCAGTCAACCATTTGGATGTTCTGCGTGTTCATGATGATCTTCTCAAACTTGTCGAAATCTCTGCTATCGAGATCATACCGGAACAGTTGGATAAACGGACGTACTTCTTGCATTACTTTAGTTCTCCTCTCAAGTATTTGATAATCCTTGACGGACTCTGCCGTCTTGTGCAGAACCGGAACTTGACTCCGTACTTCTCCTGCATTGTGATACACGCTTTACGCAGCGTCTTAGGATCAACCAAGGTCATAGGATCGCCGAAGTTGTGCCACCTTCCGGAAGTCTTGAAACGAGGAACTTCCCACATATCCAGTCTTCCGAAAGGCGGTACTTCCTCTATCAGAACCACAAGCTGAATTCCTTGCTCCAATGCCCGTATACATTCAGCCTTGAATCGCCTGTGGTCAGAGGACATAACGTTATGGGACAGTTCCAGTATGTCTTCCTTGGTATCAACTGATACTGTTCCACCAGGGAACATATAGTCCCCAACACTCAGACACTGCCGAACCAGTGTGATGCCGTTTCTACGGCAATAATCGGCAACATTCTTGTGCTTGCCTACTTGATTGCGTGAATCTTCAAGCAGCACTATCTCTTTCTTTTTGCCCTGTTTTTGTAGAACCTTGCCTCTTCTTCTCTCGCCTTGATCGAATCGTAAATCCTTCGTTTTTCTTTCATCCACGCCTCATCTACTCCCAGGTTCTTCTGCATTTTGTCGAACTTTGCCCTTCTGACTTCCGTTTCCTTAAAGAACTTCTCAACACTGTCAATTGTGCTGAATGTACTTTGGAAGTCTTCTTTGCTTTTGCATTTCCCTTCACGGAGACGCTTGATGGCAATCTGATAGTCTTTGACTGCCTGTAGGATGATATTCGTGCATAAATCCCGTCCGTTTTCCTCAAAGAACTCGCCACGGAACTTCCGAAGGAATTTCATCAGCGTCCATCCCTTGTTCGTCAGACACCAGTCACCTGTTACTGCAATGACGCTTATCCTATCGTCAGCGTCAATATTTCCATCAACATCTCCGTGACACCGGTTACTCACGGGGATCATTCTGCCCATCTTGTTCTCATAAAGAAGGGAAGCGTAGTCAATGATCGGTTTGTCAGTCAGCGCAATGCTTGGAACCAGTCCAACGTGCTTTCTCTTGTCTTCACCTACAAATTCAATGACTGTATGCTTTCCTTTTCTGTCCATTTCCCAACATGGCTTTTTGAAAGACAGGATGTCCGTAACTTCTCCGTCTTTGTTCCGGACTTTAACCGATTTGACCACGATCCATCTTGCGTAGTCGCATGGCTTGCTGAAGTTGCTTGCCATATACAAACCTCCATTGTAAGTTTAAGAAAAGTGGCATGGCGTTTTCCTTTAATCCGGTTCAACAGATCAACAATCGTGAACCCATCAAAGCCGATTGTCTTTCTGTCTACATGACAGGAAAACAGGCAAGAGGAAAGGAGGACAAACTATGAAAACTCCGACCCGTCACCCTATAGATGACATTGCCATGCCACGGGCAGTCAGATCATTAGAACGGAACTTCTACCTTTCCGGTAACGTCCTCTCCGTATTCAATGCCCTTGAACTCGCCGTCCTGGACAACTCCGTTCTTCTCTTCCTCGT